ATCGACGTGTATGGTCACAATTGTGCATTCATGGACGAAATGGTGACGCCGCCGTTAGGAAAGCCGAGCTATGGAGCAAATCGTTTCCTGTTTGAAGGGCTAGTAAAAGAACGACTCTGGTGCAATTCCTTGCAAATTGTCCGACTCCCAGCCCTTTTTCATCGACTCATCAAAAAGAACGTTTTGTTCGATTTGATTAACAATCACGAAGTGGAAAAGATTAATGCCAACAGTTGCTATCAATGGTATCCACTGAGCAATCTTTGGCGCGATTTGCGCGAATGCCCTGCTCATGGCGTTACCAATTTATTTCCCGCCCCCATTGAAACTGAAGCGCTCATGGATAAATTCTTCCCTTCCGTGTCAAAGACAATGGGCGAGAGAATTGAGTACAACCACTTTACAATGCACACAAAGAGCGGTTATTGGCCGCCAAAACAAAAGGACAATCTTGCCCTGATTGGAGACTTTATCAATGAGGCTCGGAGTTAGCGCTATTGGCTGGGACGCCGAAGATCATACGGAGATCGTCCTGCACCTTCCCGACGAAGTAGAGCTGCTAGAGGCAGTTCCTTTCAAGAGGCATAGTCAATTTTCCGGCTATTTGCAAAAATATTCGGCACAGTCATTGTTCTATGGAATGGATATTGAAGCGTTTTGGGACCAGCAATCGCTTCACGACTGCTTGGAGGCGTTAATCAAGCAAGCCAAGGCTTTCGGCTGGCGACGAATGGTCTTAGGAAGCCCTGGTCTTAGGCAGGGAGACCATCGTTATTTGATGGACGGGCTGGCCGCTGTTCATTCTCAGTTGGAGGAAGCGGAATGCACGGTTTGCATTGAGCCAGTGGCAAGGCAATACGGAGGCAATTATTTCTTCACAGTTGAAGAAATTGTGCAAAGCTTAGCCGAATACTCGTTGCCCCGCATTCAAACCATGATCGATACAAATAGCATCTGGCTGGAAAATCAATTGCCAGAAGAAGTGCTCATGCAATATTTCCCCTACATCGCGCATGTTCATATTAGTGACGTGAAGATTGGTCCCATCGTTGAACAAATAAAGCACGAGCGCTTTGCCGATGCCTTGCGCGGCATGCGCTATTCAGGAGCAGTAATTCGCGAAATGCTCAAGGCCAAGAACCACCCCAACGAATACCACTATTTCGCTCATCTTTACAAGCCCGACAGCACATCTCGGGCCCTTGCTTCAATCAAATAGATGCCTTGAATTTTACCCGTGAAGCATGACAGCACATTGTCTTTTTGCTTGAACAGCGGAGCCCTGTAGGCGCTTGCGTTGGCTCGTTTGCTTTTTGTTGAGTAAACCGTTTTAGAGAATGACAGATGGTCTAAAAAGTCTGGCCAGTAAAGGCGAGCATGCAGCTCTGCCTGTCGCCTTGATTTGCCATCGTCCCTAATTTCTTCGGAGGCGATGGGAACAGCGGAGGAATGGACGATGCTATGCACCACATGGCTTAGGGAAATAGTTCCGTCATGAAAAGGATAGATAGAGAACAGCGGGCCATCAATGTAAGTGAGGGCGCCAAACGGCAAAGGCTTTGCAATGTCATAAACGAACATGGCTACGGCCTCAAAATATTCACCGGGACCAGGGCGAAGCAATGCGTTATTGGTGCAATCAATGACCAAAGAATAGTCTTTTTGCAGGGCCGCAAGATTTTCTGCCTCCACCTGTTCGCGGCGAAGAATGGGCGATAATTGCTCGACCATAAACTGCTTTGTCTTCAGCGGACAAATGTATCGCTCTTGTGTGCGCCAAACCATTTCAGTGTTAAGAAGAAAAGGTGCTTCTTCCCTTTCGTGGTGCCATGACAATGGAGGGAAGATGGTCTCAATCGTCTTCGCATCGAGAAGACTTTCCTCGTTTGGCACGGCATAGAGATTGTTTTGCACTGGCTCCGTGAGAAAGCCATAGTCATGCATGAATGCGTCAAAGGTGGTTTGACACAGTTCCCTTGTGGCGTGGTTTCGGGCGTAGTGGTAGCCCATGTGTAAGCGGTTTTGGTTTAGCAGCGATGCTCCCTCAAAAGGCGCCGGATCAAAAATGACCGTCTCATACTTTTCGCGTAGTTTCAAGGCCAAATGGCATCCAACCCACCCCGCGCCAATAATCGCTACTTTCATCGCCACTTCGCACTAGCCTTTGCCACAGTCTAAAAGCGCCCCTAAGATGAGGCCAGTCTCAAGATTTTCGTGGCAACCATTCTTTATTGCGGCGACGTTGGCGTGCAAACTGGTTTTGGGCGGGTGGCCGAATATTTGATTCCAGCACTGGCAAAAGAGCACGAGGTGCATGCCTTGGCGGTCAATTGGCATGGCGATCCGAGCGAGATGCAGGAGCATTGCCGCATGTATCCAGCCATGGCTCACGGTTCCGACCCATTCGGTTCCCACCGGATTGCCGAGCTGGTGCAAATTATCAAGCCCGATCTCGTCTTCGTGGTCAATGATATTTGGGTGGCTATTGGCTTGATGGACAAGATTGAACAATTCAAGGAGGGCATTGGTTTCAAGACGGTCATTTACACCCCCATCGACTCCTATGGCTTGTTTCCAGAGCTGTTGCCTGCCATCGAAAAATGGGACACGCTCATCACTTACACGCAATTTGCGAAGGAGGAAGTGGAAAAAATTGGCTACGACAAGCACATTTACACGGTGGGGCACGGCACCAACTTTTCTCATTTCTTCCCCATTGACAAGCAACAGTGCCGCAAGGAACTTGGCGTGCCAGAAGACGTGTTCATTGTCTTCAATGGCAACCGCAACCAACCACGCAAACGCATCGACCTGACCATTAAGGGCTTCGTGAAATTTGCCAAAGACAAGCCTGATGCTCGCCTCTGGCTCAATATGGGGCAAAAAGATATGGGCTGGGAGTTGATTCCGCTGTTCAAGCGCGTGGCGCGGGATGAGGGTTATGACGCTGCCGGCAAGCTTATCCTCACGAGTCCGCAGTTCTCCACCCATAACTGCCTTCCCATCGAACAACTGAACAAGGTGTACAACGCTTGCGACGTGGGCATCAACACTTGCATTGGCGAAGGATGGGGCCTGGTCAATACTGAGCATGCTGCGACGGGCGTGGCGCAAGTGGTGCCCGACCATACAAGCCTGAAAGAAATTTTCGATGGAGTGAAGCGAATTGCCGTCGAGAGTTGGGAAACTGATAGAAATTACGGCCTTGAGCGGGGCCAGCCATCACCCTCTGATTTGGCCGACATTTTGAATTACTACTACCACAATCGCGAAGAATTACAAATGGCAGGAGAGTGGTGCCATGAACGCATCCACCAAGAGGCTTTCACTTGGCCGTTCGTGCAAAACCAAATGTTGAACATCGTGAAGAAAACGTTAGAACAGAAGGACGCCCCTGTAGAGTTCAAAGGCTTTGGCACTCCCGCTCGTATTGCTTGACCATGGAAATTTCGCAAATCTTCCTGAGCGACGCTGGCGATGAGCTTTCGCCGTTTCTCCAATATGCCACTGGCACTGTTAAAGCTGCGTTTCCTGGCGCTAATCACGCTATCTACAGCAAGGAAAGTTTGAGGCAATTTATTGCCGATAACTACGACACGGAAGTGCTTTGGGCATATGACACGCTCAAGCCCTATTCATACAAGGCCGACCTTGGTCGTTTTTGTTTGCTGAACAAATTGGGTGGCTGGTATTTTGACATTGCCATCAGGGTGGTGAATCCAGTGGAGATCGGCCCACGGATTAAGATGTTGGCTTTTCGTGACATTCAGCGCTTTAGCTTCACTTCTTGGGCATGTGCTACAACTGTTCTTTATTCGCAGCCCAATAACTCCGCGTTGGTCACTGCCATTGAGTTGATTGTCAAGAATTGCCACGAGCAATACTATGGCATCACTCCACTGTGCCCTACTGGTCCCACGCTTTTAGGGGAAGCTCTTGCAACTAACAAGGGACAATCAGACTTTGTCTACGGCGATTACCTTGAACTGACCCCCACGCATGAACAGAAGAACAGAGCATTTATCTTGCCTGATGGTACGATCATGGCCTGGAGTAAGCCTTCTGGCGGCGGCGACTTGACGGGCGTGGGAGCAAAAGGAGTGAACAATTACAACGAACTTTGGGCGGCTCGCGACATTTATGAAAGCTAAAGATTGGCATGTTTTTGTCATGTGTCATGGGGACAACGTGCCCCGTTATGACAGCGCTGCCACGCTTCATCGCATGCGCCTTGACGCCGCAAGGTTAAGTGTTTACGATCAAATTGATTTGGTGCATGATGGCTGGATCTTAGACAGTCAAGGCCGCAATATTTCTTGGATGAACAAATGGTGGTCTGAGCTTACAGGCATTTATTGGGCCGTCAATAATTCATCTCACGATTTTATTGGCAACGCTCAATACAGGCGCAAGTGGAGGGACGATGGATTGGAACCATCGTCGCCTTCCGTGCTTTACATTCCAGAGCCAGAGCATTTCCATTGTTCTGTTGCCGAGCAATATGCAGGCGGCCATCAAGGGATGGACGGCATTGACCAGGCGCTGATTGCCGCAGACAAGGGCCAGTTGCCGCTTTCAAAAGAAGATCTTGAAGCAGCATTTGAGCAGAAAGTTTTTTACGGCCACATTATGGCTCGAGGCCCTCATCAGCTTTACTGTCAATTTATGCAAACGCTTTTAGATTGCATGTGGCCAATATGGGATAATGGGAAAGAGAAAATTATGCAAATTGAAGGCTACAACTGTCGCTATATTTCCTTTTTGGCCGAACGCATCATGACCGCCCTCGTGCTTCATCGGGATAAGGTGTGGCCTGGCATGCACATTGAAACAGCCCCCATCCAGTTTTTCGGCCCTTAAACTAAAAGAAAAACTATTGTCATGACCGCGAAAGAGAAGCAGGCTAAGGTTGCCTTTGTCATGCGCGAATTCAAAAGCGGCAAACTCAAGAGCAGCAGTGGACAGCCAGTGAAAAGCCCGCAGCAAGCGCTCGCAATTGCCTTGTCCGAAGCCGGCCTGTCGCGCAAGCCCAAGAAGGACATGGGCGACGAATATTACATGGCCTTCATGAAGGAGCTGGCCGGTGAAGAGGAAATGGAGGACGAGCTGGGAAAGGACTGAGGGGCGACGCAGAATCATTTTCCCCTCCATCGTCAGTGCGGGCCGCAGCGCGTCGTGGTCTCGAGCTTCGCAAAAAGCATGGCAAGGGCGGCCTAACCACGCAAGAAGCTGGCAAGCAAGGCATTGGTAGCGGCGTGGCTCGTGCCACAAGCCTCGCCAATGGGGAAAGCGTGAGCTATGAAACCATTAAGCGAATAGCCGCTTTTTTCTCGCGCCATGCCAAGAACTTGTCTGGCGGAGAAGACGACGCGGGGTTTATAGCGGGTCAATTGTGGGGCGGAGCCGCGGGCAGGGCGTGGGCAAATCGCATTATTAAGATGGTGGAAAGCCGCAAGAAGGACCAATGAGCGAATACGTTCGCGTGATTGAAGAAGAGGAAGAAGATGGAATTGGCCTTTTGAAGGCATTGGCCATTCTTTCGGCGCACGAGCATCGCAGCACCTCGCATTGGCGCTTGGTTGAAAGGCAGCATTTCAAGAATGGGCGCCTTGATGAAACTCATATTTTCGTTGAGAGCTTTTATGAAAAGCCGGACGAGCATTTTGAGCCAGTGAAAATGCTCACTTTTGAGGCCGAGGCTATTGCCAAGGCTTATGTAATGGAAGGCGTGGAAGAGCAAATTCGTTCCATTCAGGACGAAGACGACGAAGACTGAGCCGCGTTGACAACAAAATTGGGCATGCCTAGCAGCCACAGTACAGACAAGCCATAAAGACCGCTTAGGGTCGCCAATTGCACAGCAGACGGCTCTGTCATTGCCCCTTCCATTCGACAGTAAGTGGCTGCTCCTATGTGCAGTTCCTTTGCCACGTCTCTTTGTGACAGACCACTGTTGAGACGAGCTTCTTTCATGCGATTGGCCACGAGTGTGCGGCGCTGCAGGTGAGGCATTCGGAAGGCATTGACCTTGCTGGAAACCAAGCGCACGGTGTTTCGTCTCTGGAACACTTATTGTACACGATTGGCTCTAATTGTTAGTTTGTTTATATGAGCGAAACTTCTTTTCGTTACGATGTCGCGCCCATAGAAAAGTATGAAGTGACCCCAGAGGGTTATCTTCGTGCTTGGGCTACTATTGCTCGCACTGGTGTACAAATGTACACTGATGCGAACGGTGGAGTTCGGCGTGAATATCGTCCCGAGGAAGAAGTGGGCTCGCCAGAAAGCCTCGCTTCGTTTGCGGGCAAGGCTGTAACTTTTGAGCATCCCCCCACGCTTCTCGACAGCGCCAACACGAAAGACTATCAAATTGGTTTTTCTGGCACTGACGTGGTTTATGACAATGGATTCGTCCGGGTCGTCATGACCATCACCGATAAGGACGCCATTGAGCGCATCATGCGGGGCGATGCAAAAGAAGTGAGTGCTGGTTACAGGGTTCAATTTGACCCAACACCCGGCACTGCAGATAGCGGCGAAAGTTACGACGGTGTTCAACGAACCATCGAAGGTAACCACATCGCGGTTGTTCGCAGGGGCCGGGCAGGCCCGCAGGTGAAGCTCCATCTAGATCGCCTAGATGCCGCCGACCCATCTTTACTATCTCCCATTGAGGATCCATCTATGACTGCAAAAGTCAACTTTGATGGCGCCGAGTTCGAGGTGAGCGAGAGCGTTGCTCTGGCGATCACCAAAGAGCGCGAAGATGCCAAAATGTCCTACGAGGACATGAAGAAAAAGTACGATGCCATGATGGCGGAAGCTTCCAAAATGAAGGAAGAAATGGACGCCATGGGCAAAGAAATGAAGGGCAAGTGCGACGCTGCCGAAGGTCGCGCCGATGCTCTTGAGCAGGAGCTTGAGTCAGCAAAGCTCGAGCTTGGCGCTGCCAAAGAAGTGAATCTTGATTCGCTTGTTGAGGAGCGCGTTGCTCTGATTGACAAGGCTCGCACCGTTCTGGATAGCGAGTTTGACTTTGCCGGTAAGGGTGCCCGTGAAGTCATGGAAGCTGCCATTAAGGCAGTTCGTGGCGACGCCTTTGATCTGTCGGAACGCTCCGACGATTATGTGCAAGCCATGTTTGACACCCTGGCTGAACTGCCTCGTGCTGATTCGGCTTCCACCGATGAGCTGCGCAAAGTCGTTGCTTCCATCGCCTCTCCTGCTTCTGCACCGGCTTCCTACATGGAGCGACTGCAGAATGCTTGGAAGGCTCCTCTTTCCATCTCCAAGGAGCGCTGATCCATGGCCGTTACTTTTACCGCTTCGGGCACGGCTGCTGCAGGTGGTGTTCAGCAGAGCTACGCTCTTGAGCTGACCGCCCTCCTGGAAGGCCAACTGTCCGACATTCGCGACAACACCATCGGCACCTACATCAATGAGACGGGTGCTGTTATTGCCTTCGGTAACGTCGTGGCTTATGCCAGCGGCGGCACTGTTGCCAATTCCGCAAAAACTCTTGCTGCTACTGGCGAAACCGTTGTTGGCCTGAATGTTCTCACCTATGTGGATGAGACCGCTGAGGACTCCGACAGCCGCCCTGGCGTCAAAACTGCTCAAGTGCTGAACGTTGCCAACGAAGGCGCTGTTGCTGTTTATGTGACCGGCGCAGTCAATCCCACCTCGCCCGTTCGCGTGCTGTATTCGGCTAGCGGCACTGGCAAAGCTGGTCAATTCAGCCACGCTTTTGCCTCCGGCAAGACTGTTCGTCTGTCCAATGCTCGCTTCCTGACTTCTACCACTGGTAGCGGTCTGGCCATTCTTGAGCTGAACGGCCCGAGCTTCACTCTCTCCGCTGATTCTTGATAGGAGGCCCTACCAATGTCTGATTTTCGTATGGATGAAGCGGGCCTGTTTCTTGAGCGTCAGCTTGAGTACATTCGTCCGCAAGTGTTTGAAGTCACCTACGCTGACATCAAATATCCCACCATTCTGCCTGTGACCAGCGAGGCTGGCCCCGGCGCACAAACCTTCACCTACCGCATCATGGATGCCACGGGTGAATTCCGCCTGATTGCCGACGCTGCTGACGATCTGCCCCGTGCCGACATCAGCCAAACCGAGAAGAGCATCAACATTCGCTCTTTCGGCGGTAGCTTTGGCTACACCGTTCAGGAACTGCGTGCCGCTCAAATGGCAAATATCGCCCTTGAGCAGCGCCGTGCCAATGCCGTTCGTCGCGCCTACGAAGAGAAGGTCGAGGACGTGGCAATGTTCGGTGAGTCGTCGGTGGGTCTGTCCGGCTTCTTCAACAACTCAACCGTCGATCTGGTGGTTGCTGACAAGTGGTTCACTGATAGTGGCACCACTGCTCAGGAAATGCTTGAGCTGCTGAACTATGGCGTGACTGCCATCATCAGCGCTTCCAAGATGAAGGAAGAGCCCGACACCATCCTCATGGCTTATGAGGACTACAACAAGGTGAGCACCACCCGCAACAGTGACTCTTCGGACGTGACTGTTCTGGAGTACTTCCTGCGCACCAACCCCTACATCCGCAACGTTGAGCCCATCAACCAGCTCGACGCTGACAACAGCATTCTCGACAAGAATCGCATGGTTGTCTACAAGCGCGATCCCCAGAAGGTGCAACTGCACATCCCGCAGCCTCTCGAGCTGTTCCCGCCCCAGCAGCGCGGCCTGGAATTCATCGTTCCCGCCCATGCTCGCGTTGGTGGCGTGGCTCTTTACTACCCCAAGAGCGTCATTTACGTGCAGGATAACTGAGCGTAATTTGGGCGTTAAGCTTGAAAGCAGTTCCATAAAGAACACACAATGTTGATTGCTTATCGCCCTGACCTCGAAAATCCGCCTCGCGAAGGTGGTCTTGGTGTTATTACTGATGCTGGCATGATTCAGCTCAGTCCAGGGGTGAACTCAGACGTGCCTGAAACCAAATGGGCTCAAGCGCGAAACAATGGCACTGTCAAACGCCTCATGGCAATTGGCGCTATTGAAGAACTGAAGGACACTCCTACGGTGCAGGACATTCCAACTAAGGTGTCCACGCTCGCCCAACTGCCACTCACTGATGCGTTGCGCATGATTGAAATCATGCATGATGAAGATCAGCTCCAAGATTGGAAAAAGGCAGAAGGGCGAGTGCGCATCCGTAACGCCATCAACAAGCGTCTTGAAGCTATCCGCGCCGGGAAAGCCTGATTATGGCCGTCACCTACGCAACGTTTCTTGATCGCTTCCCTGAATTCACTCCCCATCCATCGGGCATTGTGAACGGGGCCATCGACGAGGCAACAGCAGATGCAAGCCCTGACGTGTTTGGCAGCCAAACCGATAGAGCCGTTAAACATCTTGCTGCTCACATTATTGCCATTCAGCTTGCTCAAATGGGCATCCAAATTGGAGCCACGGAAGGCAAGGTTTATGGCAATGGACTCGACGCCACGCAATATGGGCAAGAGTTCAAACGAATGCTTGAAACCGTCGCTGGTGCTTCTTCCATTGGTTTCGTCGTATGACTAACGTGCTGGCCCCTCTTGCTAATGCCACATTGGTTTGGCAAGTTGCGTCCGGCTATGTAGTTGATAGCGGAACGAGCAATTATGTGCCCACCTCTACTGGTGTCACATATTATGCAAGCCTGAAGCAAAAGCAGAACCCACGGTTTGATTATTTGCTCGGTGCAGATAATACAGCCGTATATATGGAAGGACGACTGACAGGGCCTTTGGCTCTTTCTGGCATCACTCCTGGTAGTTCTGCCGCTGCAACAATCAATGGGAGAGAAGGACGGTTTGAGCTGTTGCCAAACGAGCAAATTGCTGAGCATTATTGGCAGTTCCTCGGCGCACCAATCAGAGGCATTTTTAGACTGGTTGGCAAAGGAAGCGTACAAAACGTGTGACGCTTAACCACTTTCTTTCCCATTGAGGATTTTCTCATGCTCTACCATCCGACTGAACTGGTTAAGAGCCAAGACGTTATTGTGCGTGTTGGCTCGATTGCTGGCGCGGCTCGCCCCGTGATCACTCAGAGCGGCGCTACGTTCACCGTTAGCGGCGCCCCTACGCTGTACACCCTGCAGGCCGCTACGACGGCTTCCGTGGCCTTTAACGATGGCAACACTGAGTTCTATCTGCTGGGCGGCGGCGGTTTCTCTGATAGCGTTATTGTTACTTCGCAGGCCACTGC